GAGAAACAGTACGGAAAAGAAAAGGTAAAGAGATTGAAATTAGAAAAACGGCCAGAAGATCCATTGGCTGAAATTGTTGAAGACATCATCAACAGTATACAAAATAGTTGAAATACAGACATCCAAAAAGCCCCGTCCGGTGTGATGCCGGACGGGGCTTTGCTATGCAATAACCAACATGCAGGGTTTCAATCCACGCGCCGGATACGGCGCGAAAATTTACGCCACTGTTTCTTTACAGGGCATCAGGAAGAACATCTCCTTATCCTTTCGGGTGGCACCGGAGGCAGCCTTCACAAGAATCTGTTCACGCACGCCGATATATTCGGGCCGCGGTTCAATGCGGAACTGGGCATCCTTCCAAACGCCGAACTCCACGCGGGACTTCAACCAGGCAACGCACATGCGGTTCCCGTCTTCATCCAGCGGCAGCATATTCGTCACCAGGAACTTCACGCCAAGGAAAGCGTTCACCTCCCCGTTCGTCAAGCTCTGGAACCCGTAATTGCGGTTCTGCGTCTGTTCCAGCAGCAGCATATCCATGTGCTGCGCCGGAGTAATGGCAACCACGATCTCTTCACCGCGGCCAGCCTTGAACATGTCAAGCATCTGGTAACGGGCGCGGAGTAGGGCAATCTTGTCAATCAGCATCCCGGCGGCGGTCTTCGTGCCCTTGGCGGCATAATCAACCGGAATCACATTGAAAGAATCGGGAGCCGTATCGAGTTCTTCAATAGTCGCTCCGTCATCTCCCGTATAATTCGGTGCCAGAATCCCGCCGCACACACCGTCTGCCTGCGTGCGGACGCGGTACTTCCCGGACGTCTTATCCTTCATCACGCCCAGGATGACCTCATCATTCATGCGGGCCAGGGCCTTCCTTTGCTCGCTCATGACGTGGGACGCCGTGAAATCCAGCGTGTCCATATCCATCTTGTCGTCTTCTTCCAGCGGAATCGCATTGTAAAACTTGCGCTTCCGCATCGTGCGCTTGCCGAACGGAATATCCTTCCATTCAACCTTCTCGAAGCGTCCTTCGTACTCCTGCATTTCCGTCTTGCCATAGGCGGGCATTTCGACGGCTTTGCCGGAACAGTTGGGATGAATCGTCACATACGGCTTCACCAGCTCGGTATCCTGCTGAATCTGTGTCTGCCACTTCGTTTCCCGCTTGGTGCGGAACATCTTTGTAATATCTGGGGTAAGTTCCATGCACCGCTTATCGCATTCCCCAGCCTTCCGGCTGCATGCTTGCCCCGTTAAAAAGCTCCCTCACGTTGTTAAAAACGCCCCCAAACTTAACACCGCAAGCATACACGCACGTCATCCCCCTTGCTTAATATGCCCGATATGGACAAGGTCACCTTCTTTCAACAAAGTCTTCAAACCCTAGGAGACCGTGAATATAAGCGGGACTCCCCCACCGGGAAAGCCTGTGACCTCTGGTTCCCCTCCGTCATGCACGAAGCCCTCAACTACGGAGCATGGAGCTTTGCGACAAAAACCACGGAACTCCCGCCGGAAGAAGACGGCACCTACACCCTCCCGGAAGACTGCCTCCGTCCCTTCAAAATAGATGCGCTGCGATACCGGATTGACGGAAACAAAATCATCGTGGAGCAAAGCCGCGCCACCCCCGGTAAAAACACCTTGACCATCCGCTACATCTCCAACGCGCTTGCCAAGGCGGAACACCTCCCGGAGACTCAACCCCTTTTTATCCGCGGCGTTTCTCTTCTGCTCGCGGCCCGCATGGCCGTTAAAATCACTGGGGAACCCCAGCTCGCCTTAAACCTGGAACAAATGGCGGCGGCTGCCCTCTCAAACGCCCTTCATCAAGACGCGCTCACCCAGTACAGCAATGACCAGCATCCGCTGGACGACATCCTTCAATCCTCCATCATCAGCTAACCATGGGACAAATCATTGGCAACCTCGGACAAGCCAAAACCTACAAGGCCCAGGCATCCGTTGCACTCGCACAGGGCCGCGCCCAAAAAGCCGCAGCCAGTAAGCGGGCCTTCAACCTTGAAGAAGAAGCCCGTTCCGACTCCATCCTTGCGGGAAAGAACATGATGCGCCAGCGGGAAAACCAGACCGCCGCGCAGGCCACTGTCCGCAACGCCATTGCATCCTCCGGCTTCACCAGTCAGGGATCCGGCCAGCAGGCGGAAATCGCCACGGCGGACATCTTTGAAACTGCCATCCGTGACATGGCCCTCTCCAACGCCATCAGCGACTCCAACAAACGGTATGCGGCGGACGTTTCCCGTTATCAGGGAGACCTTGCCATGCAACAGGCGGAAGCCGCGGCCTCCCAATACAACAGCTTGGCAAAAACGGCCAGGACATCCGCGTTCATTCAGGGCATCGGATCCGTGGGAGCGGGTGCCCTTGGCTACGCGCTGGGCTACCAGCAGACGGATCCCGTCACGGGCAAAACGACCACCATGTCGGGGTGGAAAGGCGCGCAGGCCGCGTACAGCAACGCCTATGACCTCTCCGGTTCCATGCTGCAATGGGCGCCCGGTACAATAACGGCAGGCCGCAACTCCTCGGCCAATGCGGGCAACTCCATCTTCCAGCTCTTCGCTCAACTCTTTCCCGGAAAATAACCATGCGCCACTGTCCCACGGAAGCCTACACCTACCTTGAAGCCAGGGAACCCGGCCTCTACCATGCCCTCATACGCACCACCATTGCGGCAGGCGGCATCATTCACTCCGCCCCTGACTGCTTCTGTCTGGCTATTCCCGCGCCGGATGACCCGCGTACCGTCGTCATCCTCTTCCAATGCTCGGAACTCCCCGCCCTTTGGCGGCTGGCGAAAATGTACCGTCATCGCTTCGACAAAGTCCGCTTCCGCCGCGACTACAAAAACCGCTACCCGGAGCGCACCGTCCACATCGTCCGCTTCATGCGTAAAAGAAAACTCGCTGCCCTTGCTTCAAAGAAATCTTAACTATTCACTTTTAACTATTAACTTCAATATCCCCTATGCCGGAACTTCCTATGTACACCGGGGCGCATGCCCAGCTCGGAAACGGGGCATCCCCGCTCCCCACGCCTGACATCGGCATACAGGCTGCCCAGCACGCCAACCAGCGCGGGGCCGCCGCTCTGGATGAAACTGTCAACCAATACTACCGAATCCAGGACTTCGGGGAATCACAAAAAATAGAAAGCCGTCTCCGTGAACAAATCGCTGACTTCGACGTAGAATTCAAACGCCGGGCCGCCCTCGCCCCAGGCTCGGAAGACGCCCTGTATGACGACCGTGGAACTCTTATGGAAGACCAGCTCGATAAACTCGTCGGAGAATACACCGACAACATCGGGGAACTCCAAGGCAACTTCATCAACCCGGAAGCCCGTATGCGTTCCGATGCCATGCGATTCCACGTCAGCGGCGACCTGAAAAAAAGGGCCTACGGAAAAGCAGCGGAACTCGGCATCCAGCGCACGCGGGAACACTTCCAGAACAACTATGACCTCGCCATTCGTAACGAAGACTACTCCGGGGCCGGGTACGCCATCACGGACGCGCGTGACAACGGCGTCATCACCGCAGAAAAAGCGGACATCATGCTCCTTGACCTTCGGGACACCGCTCTCATGGCCCGCGCCCAAAAACAAAGCGAAGAAGACCCCGTCGCCTTCTGGAATGAACTGGACGACGACGGCAGCCCTTACGCCATTCTCTCCTCCTCCAAACGCATGCAGCTCCAACGCCTCGCTTCCCTCTCCATGCAGGGATTCAGCCGCTCCTTCGTCAAATCCGTGGAAACAGGCAATGCCAGGGCGGAAAAAATCCCCGGTTCCAAAACCTCAACAACATCCACAGGCAGCGCGAAAAAAGAAAAGGAAATCTACAACCCGGCTCCCTCCAACATCACCCGCAATCTTCATGCCCTCTGGCGCAAATACAACGGAGACTTCAAGGAAGGACAGGGAAAGATAGACGCCATGCCCTTCCTTGCGGAACAGGGCCGCGCCATGATCACCTCGCCCCATGACGAAACGGAGGCGGAAATGGTCATCGCCCTCTACAAGCAATTCGGGCAGGGGGAAGACTACGCCAAAGCCATGGTCAAGCAATGGCAGGATGACCTCGCCCGCCCGAAGGGCCTTGACCCCAAAGTCACCTTATCCCATGCAGCCCAGGTAGGCTACTTCACCAGGGCGGAAGACGCAGCCATCCTTGCTCTTGAACAGGAAAAAGTGCAGAAACAGGAAGACGACGAATGGACGCCGGAAGATGAAGCCCGGCTCAAGGCCGCCAAAGACCGGAGAAAAGCTGCGGCGGAAAATGCTCAATCCCTCCTTCTCGCCAATCTGGACATCTGGAAAAACGACCAGCAATACAACGGCGGAAAAGAAAAAAAGGAACTCACGGAACTCGAAATTGCCAACCGCCTGTGGGACACCATCGCCAACTACACCCCGGGCAACAGGGATCAGGTTCAGCAGGACAGCTATCGGCAACAGGAAGCCGTCAACATCACGGCAGCCAGTGACAACTACATTCGGAAGCAGGCCGCAGCTCAAAGCCGCAACCTTGACCTGAAAGCGGAACTGTCCGTTACCAACCGCCTTAATGAAGAAGAACGGAAAGCCGCGGAAAAAATGATCGCAGACATCAGGCGCAGGGAAGAAGAAGCCTACCGCCGCACGCAGCCCGTGGACTCCATCGTGCCCGTCAGCCGGAACAAAGACCTCCCCTCCCAATGGGGAGACGACGGCCAGGAACCCATTCTTTATGTCCCGGAAGGCTGGTACACGGAAGGAATCACCGTGGGCGTCACCACCCCCAGCCGCCGATACGCGGAAGCCAAAATCGTCTCCAAACCGGACTGTACCTCCCCCACCATGTCAAAAGCCCTTCGCCGCCAGCTTGGCACCATGAACATCAACTACGACCAGATTACCGTCACCGCATCCGGCACCAAAGCCAACACTGCCGCCGGAAACACCGCCGCCCTCATCATCGGCAATGAAGCCCGCCGTGACAAACAGGGCAATCTCTCCATCTACAAACTTCCAGCCGGAGACGGTGGAGGAACGCATGAAATCGCCGGAATCAACAACGGCAGCCACCCGGCGGAATACGCCAGACTGGAAACCCTCGTCAAAGCGGGCAAACACACGGAGGCGGAACAGGAAGCCAAACGGTACATCATGCAATACACCCAGCCCGTCGGCAACATCCTGCAAACCGCAGGCGTCGCCTCCTCCGGCATAGACTACTTCCTCCGGGATATGTACTTCAACGGCGGCGAATATGGGGCCGTCCGCGTCATCCATCGCGCCCTCGGAGTGGAAGACTCCAAAAAGTTCAATGCAGACACCGTGGAAGCCATTAAAAACTACCTCAAGACCCACACGGAACAGCAGCTCTTGGAACGCCTTAAAAACGCACGGGAACGCCTCTACAAATCCATCGCTGCCAACAACCCGGACAAACGGCAATTCCTCTCCGGCTGGCTCAACCGGAACAACCGCGTCTACGGGCAGGCCGCGGACATGGCTTAATCCTCATCCTCTCTTCCCATGGACTACTTGCAGGAAAACACCTTCTTCATCCCGTCCCCCGCACCCGCGCCGGAACAACTCGCCTCCCCGGACTATGAGCAGCAGCGGAAACAGGACATGGACTACCTCTCCAACTACCTCCTCTCCGGGCAGTACCCGGAACACCGCGCTCTGGCGGAACAGGCCCACGGCCATGACCCCTATGCCCATGCGCCGGAAGAAGAACGCAAATGCTTCGTCGGGCGTAAAGCCTGCGGCGTCCTCCTCGGCAACGACCAAGTCCCGGACATGTACTTCCGCCAGCAAAACCTTCCCATCCCGGAGGGGGCGGACACGCGGGAAAAAATGTACATGGCCGTCTATGACCACCTTGACGGCGTCGTCAAGCAGGCCAAGCAGAAACAGGTGGAAGAACAAAAAGCCCTGGAACAATACGGCCAGCAATTATTGGGACGCATCGACCGCGCCTGCAAGGGCAGTGGAGAACAATGGACGCCCAAAGACATAGACATGATGGGCCGCGCCGGAATCACGCCGGACATCATCAACCGCGTCCGCGCCGCCTATGCCAAGCTTCCCGTCGGCAGTTTCATCCTCGATGACTCCGATGCGGCAAACGTCATGACGGCAGCCGGACTCAACAAAGACGACCTCACGCCGGATGACAAAAAAGTGGAAGACATCCTCATGTCCCTGTGGGGCAAGGCTGTCTATGACAACTACGGGGCCAACATCGACAAACAATATGATAACCCCGTCGCCCAATATGCCTATGAAAGCATCAAACCCATCCACAACCTCTACTACTCCACGCTCTCCGGCGCAATGGGCGTCTTGGAAAACCTCCGCAATGTAGACGCGGACGTCCCCACAATCATGACGCCGGGGGATCGCATGGCATACGACCGCATCCCCTTTGACAACAAAAACCCCTTCATGTCGCCGGAAGAAATGCGGCAGGACAAGGGACTCCTCCGCACCATCGACTTCCGGGCAAAAATGAAAAACGTCCGCAAGGCGGCCCAGCAGGCATACACCGAAGGGCGGAACACATACGGCATCAACAAATTCGCCGTCACGCTGGGCGACATGGTCGGCCAATCCGTCCCCAACGCCATACCCTACTTTGGCGTGTACAGCCTCCTAAAAGGATCCGGCACGCAACGCTATGAAGAAGGCGTTGCTCTTGGACTCTCCCGTGAAGAAAACGTCAAACGTGCATCCCTCTTCGGGGCGGCGGACACCCTGGAAGAAAAAGTCGGTATGGCCGTCCTTGGCAAAGTCCCCGTGCTGGGGCGTCTTCTGAACGCCGGACTCAACAAAACGGGCCTTCCGTACAACTCCCTCCGCGCTAAATACCTCGCCAGTGAAACCGCCCAAATATGGGGTAACACCGCGGCGGGCGTGCTGGAAGAAGGCATTGCGGAACCCATCGTCGGGGGCACTACCCGCGCCGTCATGAGCAGCTTCCTTGACGATGAACGGGGCAAAACCTCCCTCTCTGCCATCCCTGGCGACATCCTCCAAAACTTTGAAGGCTACCAGGGCCTCGCCCTTGCCTTCTACTCCCGCGGCTTCGTCAAACTCGCGGAACCTCAAATCCGGGAAAACGTCAAGCACTTCGCGGAATCCCTGGACGGCTTCACCGCTCTCGGCGGTTCGGAATCCGGCTACCTTCGCGCCCTGGAAATCAAAGATACCGACGCCCGCAACGACTTCATCGCCGAACATCTCAAAACCGAATGGGCAAACAACCCGGAGACTGCCGCTCGCCGGGCGGAACAGGGAAACGCCGCCCTCCTCGGTAAACAGGAAATTGCCCAGCTCCGCGAACTCGAATCCTTCCGCGCCTTGCAGGAGCGTGGCGTCATTCCACGCTTTGAACCAGCGCAGGAAACGGGCAAATACCGTGTCTACCTTGACGCGGAAACAGCGGAAACCCGCCGGAAGGCCCAACCTTCGGAGGAAGGAACCTCTGCGGAATCCCCCGTGGCGGAACAAACGCAGCAGGGGCAGAACTACGCCCTCATGACGGAAGACCAGCTCAACACCCTCCTCACTCTCTCCATCGGAGAACGGGAAAGGGACACCGTCCTGTGGGCACAAAACCTCCTTGCTGCAGAAAACGCGGTAGACTACCTCGAACAACAGGGATGGAAAACGGAAAACATCGGACGCACGGAAACAACCGCCACCCTCCGCACCCTCGCCCGGCAGGCCACCGCCACCGTCCGCCTGCTGGAAGCCTCCGGCATTACCCGGCAGGAAGCCCTTGCCTCGGTCAACCCGGACATCTCGGAACACGCCAGCCTCCAAAGTATCATCACCGCCTACTCCGGTTCCAAGGGCAGGGCGGCCACCGCACGCCGTCGCGGGGAACAAACCTCCTTTGCCTCGAATGCCTATGTCATCCGCCAGCAGGATCCGGTCAACGGCGGCTTCCAGCAAATACTGCGCTTCTCCCGCGGAGAAGCCACGGTGGAAAACCTGTGGGAAGAAACCATGGAACAGGCCGCCATCAACTGGTGCGCCCAGGAAAACCTCTCCCCGTCCACCTTCGGCAGCCAGCTACAGGACATGCAGCGGGCCGTCAACCAACTCTACGGAGAAGAAGGGGGAGTTCAATTCATCGGCCTTGACGCCGTCCCCACCTCCGGCGACGTCGTGGAAGCCCTCTCCCTCATCGGACGTTCCCGCCTCATGCACGACGTCGTCGCGGGTACCAGCAGCCTCCCCTCGTGGATCCAGAAGCTTGTCCGCTTCGTCTCCTCCTTCCTCGAACAATTCCGGGCCAAGGCGGAACTCGGCCACGCCATCGCCAAACTGGAATCATCCGGCCAGCTCACCCCGGAAATGCAAAACCTCATCAACGCCATGACCGGGGCTGTGGACTCCATCCACGCGCAGGACATCCGGCAGGAAGCGGACATCGTCACCGCCGTGGAAAGCTCCATCGCGGAACATGAAGCCGCCTTCACCCGTGCGGGCACCTCCCAAACGAAAACGCTGGAAGACATCCGGGCGGAACTTGACGACGTCGCCGCCCAGCAGGAACAGGCGGAACCTCCAACCACGGAAACCACGCCGGACCCCGGCCAGCCGGAACCGGACGCCAATGCCTTCATCGCCCCTGACGGCACAGTTCTTGCCCCAGGACAGGACAGCCGGAAAGACGCTGCCTCTGATAGCCCCTTCATCGGCGGCAACTACATCCAGATCGGGGAAGCCCGCCTCGGAGCCGTTCCCACGGCCTCCATCCTCCATGCGGAAGACCTCGCTCAAACCAAACGCAATGCGGACGCCAGCGGCCTCACCAAGCCCCTCACTGGAAAATTCAAAAGGGAAACCGCCCCCGTTTACCTCCTCCATCGCAACAACGGGGAACTTCATATCTTCTCCGGCAGGCATAAACTCGCCCTCGCCAGAGAAAACGGCATCGACCGTGTTGCCGCCTACGTCTATGAAGAAGACGCTGCCCACACCCCGGAATGGGCGCGGTATGAAGACATCCGCCTCAACATCCTCGATGAACAGGCCACCATCACGGAAGTAGCCCTCTACGCCCGCCATCTCAAGGAAGCGAACCCGGAAGCGGATGTCGTCGCAGACATGACCCATGAGGGCCTGGTACGCATCCACCCCCAGCCGTGGCGGCGCACCCCCACCCAAATAGGCGCATTCATCGGAGCCAACGCCAGCCCTGATTTGCTCGACCGTCTCAAAAACCCGGACAACTCCCTCATGGATGAAAAGGCGGCCTACACTATCTGCCAGCTCACCACGGACGCGACAGTCCAGCAATGGGCCGGGGGACAAATCCAGCAGGGGCAGTCCATTGACGACATTGTCGCAGGCATCCAGCAGCGGGACGCCGCCGTCTCCGGCGGTCAAATCGAATACGACATGTTCGGCAACGCCATCTTCAACAACGCCGAATTCGACCACGTCACCCGCTATGTCAACGCCTGCAAGGCGGAAATCTCCCGCGTGGAAGCCCTCCTCAAAAGCAAAAACCGCATCGCCAAAGACCAGCCGCTTGCCCGTCAGCTCGGACTCTCCATTGACCAGCACACGGACGTTGCCTCCATCCGCAAGCAAATCGCGTCCCTCAAAATCGCCTACAACAACATCGGCGTCCACCCGGAAATCACCGCAGTGGGCCGCCTCTGGAAAGAAGGGGAACCCGTTCACCCCCTCAAGGACATCCCAGAACTCCGCCTTGAAAACGTAGAGAAAACGGACACGGAAACCATTCGGGAACCCCGGCCCTTCGATGACGGGGAAATGCTCTTCTCCGCCAGCCTCACCCCCATCCGGGAATCCGCTGCAAACGTCCAGCCGGAAGGCAACCGTGCCCCAAGAATCAACGTATTTTGGCATGGCGTGGAGGAAAAAGACTACCGCGCTCTTCCTGTGGAAGAACAGGAACGTCTTGCCAACCGCGGCCTCGATGAACTCTACCCCATGGCCGAGGCCGTCATGCAGGACTTTGACTCCATCGTCCGAGGCATCGGGGAGCGACTCGGCCTGCGCGTCATGATGCGGCAAACCCTCAAAGGCCGGGCACGTGCCTTGCAGAAAACCGTGGGAGATAACAAAGGCGATGCGGGAAAACTACTCGATGTTTTCGGGGGCACCCTCATCATGCCGGACAGTGCGGACTTCTCCCAAGTCATTTCAGAAGTCAGGGAATCGGGCATGACGATCGCCCGCATTAAAAATGGCTACAAGGCCCACGATCCCTACGGTTACGCGGACATCAAGCTCAACGTCCAAATGCCCAACGGATTCATCGGAGAAATCATCCTCATTGAAGAACACATGATGCGGATGAAAGAAGGCCCCGGTCATAAAATTTACGAAGTGGGCCGTACTCTTCAAGACGAGCTGGAACGCAATGAAACGAATCCCGCTTATAGTAAACCCCGACGCCGGCTTGTCACTGGTTATGTAGAAGCTCTACAAAAACTTTCCCGTTCCTATTACGGTAATCAGGGGCAGGAACCAATCAAAATGGCCGAACAGGAAGCGCGGGAAGCCTATTCAAAATTGCAGGGCTGGGCATTCTCCAATGCCTCTGCCAATGAAGAAAGCGGAATTGTTCCATTGGCAGGGTTGGGAGAGGAAATGTACTCTGATTCTATCAATCTGGCAGAACCATCTTTAGCTACAAGCACTTGGTACGTGTTTCCAGAGCTATCCTTAGCCCAAGAGGCATCTCCGTCTCCTCTAGTCCAAAATTTAATCAGTTCCACATCTGATGCTCTCAATAACATATCCACGGATAATGTAGCATCGTCCCTGAACAATGTCAAATCAGCCCTCGAACAAGCGGGGGAACACGCATCCTCCCCATCCCCGGAACAGAACGGCCCCGGCGTCAGCTTCTCCCTTGCTCAAGCCTCCGTCATTTCAAGGCTTGTCCTTGCTCCCCGCGCCAATGAAGCCAAGGCCCGCTCCCTCATGCGCGGCATAGATGAAGCCATGAACCGCTGGAACATTGCCGCATCCGCGGACATCACCCATGACAGCGCGGCCCGCACCTTCGGGGAACTCAACTCCATCCTCGCGGAAATCCAGCGAGTCCTGCCGGACAACTACAAAATCAACATGCGCCCCTACCTCAACTTCGGGGCCGCCTACGCCCGCATGCTGGAAACCGGACGCATCCGCTCCTACGGCAAACTCTCCCCGGAACAAAGAAACACCCTTGCGGCAGAACTTCAAAACCTCATGGACTCGCCGGACGTTCTCACCGCCATCCGCGGGGAAGTGGCTGATCAAATCTCCGTCCGGCAGGAAACAACAGGAAGGGGAGTCCAGGAATACGCGCAGGCATACCGCACCCAGCAGGAAGACATTGTCCGTTCTTTTGCGGAAGGCCGTCTCAACACGCTCCTCACTTCCCTCATGACCGACGTTCGCGGGCAACTCGAACAATACCTCAAGGACGAAAGCGTTGCCAAAGTCCTCGACCGTATCGCCCGCCTCATGCCCAAAAAGAAAGACAACGGGAAATACGGCAAAGGATCCCTCCCGGCGGACGCCTACCGCACCCTCGGCCAATACCTCGCCATGCTCGATGCGGATGCCGCCGTCGTAGAAACGGAAACAGCCCGACTGGAAGCACTCATCCGGGACGCCTCCCTCAACCAGACGGAAGCGGCGGAAGGCGAAACCATCTCCATCCCCTACGAATATGCGGGAAGGAAAGAAAACCTCACACTCGACCAGTTGGAAAGCAAACTCGCGGACTGGCAAACCTTCGGCAATCTGGCAGGCATGAACCTCGATGAAACCCGCTCGGCTATGGAAGCCATCATGACCTACATCCAGACCAACCGCACGGCCTGGGTACAGAAAAACCAGCAGGAAGCATGGCAGAACGAAAAGCTGGCCTACGACATCTCCAACTCCATCCGGCAGCATGTCACCGTAGATGAACAAGCCGTCCGCGACGCCAACGAAAACGCCGCCAGCTCCCGCGTGGAATGGGCGCGTGCCTGGTTCTCCGGTCTGCAATCCTTCTCTCAAATGCTTGAAAGCCTCTCCTCCATCGACGGCATGAAGGAACTCTCCCAATACGGCATCTCGGAAATAGCCAAAGCCAACATCTCCCTCAACACGCGGGAAAACAACCATGCCGCAGCCTTCGCGCAAATCATCCGGGAATCCGCCGGACTGCGGACAAAACGCGACGTAGAACAATGGATCCTTGACTCCAAGCTCACCCGCGACACCGGAGCCGTCACTGCACCCGTCAGGGAAAAAACCGTTACCCTCGACATCCAGACCGCCCAGGAATACATCGACCTCATCGAAGCCGACGACAGGGAAGGATTTGAAGCCAAGCGGCAGCACATCATGGAAACCGCCCGCCGCCAGCGCATCCGCCCCGAACGCCTCGGCCTCATCTCGGAAATGGACATCCCCGCGCTCATGGATGAACTTGCCGCCCATCCCAGGGCCGGGAAAATCACCATCACCAGCCGCGTCCTTGACAAAAAGGGAATCGCCCGCCCGCTTCGCCTCTCCAAAGCGCAGGCCATGTACCAAATCCTCCTCTACGAACAGGACAGGTACAAGCTCAACTTCGAGCGGCACGGCTACACCGGGCAAACCATGCAGGCCCTCTACCGCTACGTCGGACAGGACGGCCTCGCTGTTGCCTACGGCCTCCGCGACTACATCAACCAATGCGGAATAGAACTCGCTGACGTCTTTGAAAAACTCACCGGAGTCCCGTTCCCCAAAGAAGAAAAATACTTCCGGGCCAAATTCAACCACCATGAAGGCGACGCCAAAACCGCCGTCATTGGAGAAGGCAACAACATCATGGGGCATAAATACTCCATGCTCATCACCCGCAAAAAACACAACCTCGGCCTCGACCTCTCCGCGGACGTCTTCGCCGTTGCCAATGCCTCACTTGCGGAAACGGACAACTACATCTGCACCAAGCACATCACCTCCAAATTCCGCGGCGTCCTCTCCCATGGCTACGCAGCGGACGCTCTCAAGGTCAAAATGGGGGCGCAGCGATACCGCCAGCTCGTCACATGGCTTGACCTCATCGACGGCGCGGGCACCCTCGAAGCCGCCCAACTCATGGCCCACTCCAAATTCGTAGGCCGCATGCAGGGAGCCAAGGCAAACGCCCTCCTCGCCTACAACCTCCTCACCTGCATCAAACAGACCTCCGCCATTCTCCACCCGCTCGCCTCCGGTAAAATCGGCCTCGGAGAACTCATGAAAGAATACTCCCTCATGCTCTCCGGCAACAGCCACTTCACCTTCGCGGACATGATGCGGACAGACGCCTTCCAATCCCGTTTCAGAAAAGATCCCGTCATCCGGGAAATCCTCAACTACGGCGCAGACCAGCACTTCGGTTATGGCAAAAGAATCGCCATGGCCGGAATGGTTCCCCTGGAAAAAATGGACGTATGGAGCAACGCCGTTTCCCATACCGCCCTTGCAAACGCCGTCTTCCGCAAGCTGGAAAAAGAAAACGCCGCCCGCATGCGCAACGGGGAAGAGCCAATGACCACCGCAGACATGGAGCAAATCGCCCTCGACGAAGTACGCCAATCACTCGAACTCGCAGCCCAGCCCATAAGGACATCTCAAAAATCCATGTTGTCAGCTATGGGAGGAACACTAACTCGCCTCTGGACATTCATGGGCAGTGAAGCCATCAACAAATTCGGCAACCTCGTCACCTTCGCCCAAAAAGGCCAGTGGGGCAAACTCACGACCGCGTGGGCCAGCTTATCTATATGGGAACAAACTATGATAGTCCTTTGGATGCTACTCATGAATCCGCCCGGGGACAAAGACAAGGACAAGGAAAAATTCTGGAAACAACAAGTCAGGGCGACCCCTCTCGCCATGGTCGGTTCTGTTCCGGCAGTAGGATCCTTCTTTGATACAGTTTTTGCACTGGCTGGATGGGGGCGATGGAATAACTACGGCTCTCAAATCATTCCTACCTCGACAGCCGTTTACAAAATCAAAAAGGCCACGAAGAAAAAAGCCACTTGGCAGGACACCTTCAACGCCTCCCTCGCCGTCCTCCAATGCCTCGCCATTGGCGGCGGCGTCTTCTCGGACTCCCGCTCCAAGCCAGTTGCAGAAACCGCCTCCGCCCTCATTGGACTATCCGCCGCGGCCAACATCCCGAAAGTCGCCGTCAAGGCAACCGAAGAACCCAAAAAGAAAAGGCGGTAAAAAGTATCGCCGCGGTTCCGTGGAACCGCGACGACCTTTGGACACTTGCCTGAAACGAGGCAAGGCATTCAGCATATCACCTCCCTTCACGTTCTCGAAAGAACTTCCTTGTGTCATACAAAAAAGAAACAGAAGAAAAAGCTTGTTTTAGTATCGTGACGATACTAAATTAACCATGTCGGCAGGAGATTGGACACCTCCTCCCGATGGGTTCCGGCCTCCGGGACTCAACGCCTGAAACGAAAAAACAATGAACACCGAAATCAAAAATGAAAACGTCGTGGCTCTGCTTCATGCGGTAGCCGTTTCCTCCGGTCTTGTCAAAGAAGGCTTGCCATGGTGCAAGCGCGTAAAAGTCGCTCCCGGTTCGATCTCCTTCAACATGTTCGGGCCTACGGAAGACGCCAATGCCTGGCAGGTCTCCTTTCATCTCTCCTCCCTTCGTTCCAGAAAGAAGGTAGATGAACTCCTGCACAACCTCGCCATTGCCGCCATGGACTTCAAACTCTGCGACGGCTACGAACTCCGCTTCTGTAAGGCGGACAAATACGTCAGCATCATTATCCCGGACAATGAAAAATATGCAGCCTGAACCGAACGCCAACCAAGGAAACAAAGCCATGAACGAATACATCAACGACATTTCCCAGCAAACCGCGGAACGCGCCTTCAACGGAACCAGCTTCTCCCCTGACAGACGCGGGGAAAGCCTGCGGCGCGAATACGCAAATGACCTTGCCTCCTTCCAATCCGTCTTGGAAAAATACATGAAGGGGGAAGACGAAGACAAAATCGACGAAGAATTCGAGCGTTTCCGCTCCGGCCTCAAGCAAAGATACCTTGCCTACTGCTCGTCACACTCCCGCTGCATGTCCGCCTTCATCGTCGGCCCGGCCCGATTTCCATCGGCACGCATGCAAAAATACTCCGGCTGGGCAGACAACAAAATGAGGGAAATCAGCTCCTTCATCGAACGGGCGGAAAAATCCGTCAAAAGGAGATACTTCAAAGACCCCAACGGCCCCATCAAATCCAGTGACCCGGATGCCGTGGAGCGGCTGGAAGCCAAGCTTTCTGCTTGCCGCAAAACGCAGGAAACCATGAAAGCCGCAAACGCTGTCATCCGTAAATCTAAGGGAGACAAAGATAAAGCTATGGCCGGACTCATTGAAATAGGATTAAGTGAACAGACCGCCGCCAAAATCCTCACGCCGGACTACTGCGGCAGAATCATCGGCTTCCAATCTTTCCGCCTCTCCAACAACAATGCAGAAATAAAAAGACTGGAAGGCCGTCTCCGTAAAATCAAAACTGCCAAAGAAACCACCCCGGAAAAAATAGAAACGGAAACCGGAATCATCATTGAAAAATGCCCGGAAGAGAATAGAATAAGGCTCTACTTCCCGGACAAGCCGGACGAAACTGTCAGGGCCAGCCTCAAGGCAAACGGATTCCGCTGGTCGCCTCGCCTCAAGGCATGGCAGTCCTACATCAACTGGAAGACGGAACGCTACGTCCGGAAAGAAATTGCCGCATCACAAACTGGTGCGCTCATTGAAACATGACCACTCCTGAACAATTCATTGACTGGGTGAAACAAACCCTCAACATCAGGAAAACCCCCGCCGTTGAAAAAGCGGCGGGGTTGCTTGGCGTTACGCGCCTCACCATCTTCCGCTGGCTCAACGGAACCATGCCCCCCAGCAAAACCTCTTCCCTCCTCATGGAACGCATCATCAGGGACAACACGGACTGGCTCCCCGAACGTGCCGCCACCTTCGCCCGGCAGGCCCATGAAGGCCAGACCCGAAAATTCACGGGTGCCCCCTACTACACCCACGTGGAACGGGTAGCTGCTCTTGTCGCGGAGCGCACGGACAGGCCGGAACTCATTGCCGCCGCTTACCTTCACGACACGATGGAAGACTGCGGCGTCACTTATGAAACCCTCGCGCAGCACTTCGGCCATGCCGTCGCAAACATCGTCCACGCCCTCACCAATGACAATGCGCGGAAAAAGCAACAGGGAAAAGTGCGCTACATGATCGACAAGCTTACTGCCATGAACCCGGATGCCCTCCTGGTCAAACTCTGCGACATCCTCAACAACATCTCGGAAACCCGGTCCGCCAATCAGGCTCGCAACTACATCCTCATCATGGACGGCCTTCTCTCCAACCCTCCCCCTGCCTGGAACAAAACACACGCGGACATTGCAGCGCAAATCCTCGCGTCCTACCGGAAAAACTGGTCGCAGGAATAACAACCCGTTTTTAACACCGTGAGCATACCACGCCGGATAACAGGCATGGTATCTCGAAGTCATGCTTGACTTCCTCGGTGTCACTGAAAACTGGTCAGCCATTGAAAACATCCCGTGGACGCAACGCTGGACATTCAGCGATGAATCCACCTTGGAACCCGTATCTCTCGACGGAGTCACTTTCACAGGGCGCGTCCATCTTGAAGGCAGGCTGAAACCCGTCGAACTCGACATCCAGAAATCCGCCGCCGTAGAAGAAGCCAACGTCCTCATCGTCTCCTGCATAGGACTCCCGGAAGGTCGCCACGCTTACGAAATCTACTCCGTATCGGAATCCGGCAACCAGAACCGCCTCATCAGCGGCTACATCGGCGTCATCAAATCCATTGACAAACTCGTCAATGAACTCAAAACCTACGCCTCTCGCACCCTCTCCATCCGTCTCCCCGGTCACGTCACCCGGCAAATACGGCTCGAATGGCTCTCCTGTACTCTCGCCGCCGCTTCCGCGCAGCAGGCATGGGAATACTACGAACAGGTCAAACAGAAAGCGGAAGGCATGGAAGAAACCGCCCGGAAAGCGGAAGAAGCCGTGGAAAAACTCTCCGGTCTTGACGAAAAGCTCGACACCCTTGACCAGGCCGTACAAGACGCCCGGGACGCTGCCGCAGAAGCGGAACAATGGGCCACGGACGCCAGCCGTAAAGGAGACCCTGGACTCACCCCTTACATTGGCCCTAATGGCAACTGGTGGACTGGGGAAGGGGAACAGGCCGTAGACTCCGGCATCCGGGCCGTTCCTGTGGATGGAGTAGACGGAAAGGACGGCCAGGACGGAGAAGACGGAAAAACACCAGTCATCCGCTACTTTGAGGGAACCGTTGCAGGCATCAGCTACAGCGGCAACTATTGGTATGTATGGGGGCTTGACCCGGACACGGGGGAACACGCCTACATATTCACTGGCATCCTTGCGGAAGGTAAAAACGGCACGCCCGGCAGGGATGGACTCGACGCCGACGCAATCACGCGCCTCTACCTGGACTCGGCGGACGATCTCCCGCGTCCCGGCAACCACGGCACCGTCTGCTACATCCCTGTATTGGACCCGGAAACTCACCAGCCCACCGGACAATACACCGTCTACTGCTGGCTGCTCCAACAGGACGGCGCGGCAGACTGGCTGCCCGTCAATCAGGACTTGCATGACTACTCCCGCTACGCCCTTACGGACATGACCAATCTGTCCGCCGGGGCGGACGACTACGAAACCCAGTACCCGGACAACTACCTTCCGCGCCTCTCCTACCTCAAAAGGGCATTGGCTGCTGCCATTCAAAACACGATTACCCAAATTGCCCGCGCCGCCACCACTCAGCTCCTCGGCATGATCAAGCTCGGCACCGCCAAGGTGCAGGATCCGGCTCATGCGGGCATGCTCGGCATCAACCAGGACGGAAACGCCATGACGCCGGAAGCCAAAGCAAACTCTCATGGAACCGTGCGTCTCGGAACATCCGTCAAACAGGACGCTGCCGCTTCCGCTGTAGTCGGAGTCAACGAAGCCGGGCAACTCCTCGTGCCGGAAGGAAAAATCAACTCCTATGGAACCTCCAAATACCGTAACAACAAAAACGTTGTCAACGGTGCCTTGGTGGACACCAACGCCAACGGTGCCCTCATTGTACCGCTGGCAGGCTACCGTTCCTATGGAACCGTCTGCTTCGGCACGCAATACGACATCACCATCAACAACGCTCCGCACGTCCTCACCCTCCCCAAATGCAACGGGGAAGCCACCTACAACAAATATGCGGGCAACATGGTCAACGCCATCTGCATCAACCTCGCGCAGCAGGGATGCCTTAAATACAACGGCAGCGGCCCTAACGGCCCCAACACGGGAAACAGCCTCTACCTCTCTCATGATTCCTCCCTGACAATCTCCGGCGGCAGCCTCGGCGTCGTCCGCTATCAGGACATCGTCTTCCACGACAGCTACGCCTCCGCAGACAAAGGCGGATCCGTCAAGATAGGCTCCAATCTGGAAATCTCGCAGGAAGGCGTCTTGACCGTCAGCATTGGAACCATGGACTCGGAACTCCCCGTGTCCGGCCAAACTGTCAAGCAGTACATCGGCAGTCTTGGTCATGTCACTGCCTCCGAACTGGAAGCCAAAAACTACGTTACCAGACCACAGCACGACGCTGACCTTGCCGCCCGTGTCGAATGCGCCGGAGGCATCAAAAAACTCGCCTACATGAGTGAAGACGAATACGGCAAGCTCGCCGTCAAAGACGCCTCCACCCTCTACCTCCTCTATTAACCATTCCATGAAAGCGGCCCTCGGCACCATCCCGGATAAATACGTCTACTCCGCCTACCTCGGAGAAAGTCCGCTTGCGTCCATCTACCAGGGCACCACAAAAATCTGGCCGGACAACGCCCAGCGTGTCACCCGTATGACCTTGGACGTAGCATCCCTGGACGGAACCCTCAACGGCATCTACTGGCAGCTTGCCCTGGACGCCGTGGACACCGGATGTACCGCTTCCAAATTCATCCGCTTCACCTGCGACCGCACCTACAACGTCAACCACACCTACGGCAGCTACCCGCTCGTTTACCACATGGGCAATGGCGAATTCTCCTTTCTCAACGAACAGGGGCCGCTTGCCCGCAACGTCCATGTTGGGGACACGGTGGCAATCCTCCTCGTTATACCCAGCCGCGACAGCATCCGCACAGGCGGCCTCGAAAACACCCCCGTCAGCTACGACTATCCTCCCTGCATCCCCGGCACAATGGCCCGAGGCTACTTCAATAAAGGGCGGAAAAAAGTCAGTACAGGAGTGCGCCTTACCGTCGCCAGCCTGCCTTCCGATAAAACCTTGCTGGATGTTCACCAGCAGCAAAACGGACATGTCCGGGGAAGCCGTGACTGGGAATACGGTTCCGTCGGTTACATCCCCGGAGAAACAGGAGTGCGCCTTACCGTCACTCCGCACCAGCCTGTGGGCGGAGCCTGGGGCGGTTACTTCCGCTATCCCGCCTACCGCCTTACCCTACATCTCAAAATCCTCCGTATAGAAACTACGCCATGACCATTCAAACAACCATCGGAAAAACCTACGCCGTTACATCGGCGGCAGAATGCACGATCACCACCCCGGAAGGCATCCTCATTGCTACCTGCGCGGCGGGAGAACAAACGCTCTTCGTCGCCCCGGCAACGGAAATTGAAATCAGTGACGATGCCGCCCTTGTCACGGAATCTTTTAAAGGTGCCCCTGCCGGATCCGCTGCCGCCGGGGGCCTCAATAACAGGCAGGCCGCCGCCGTTTCGGACATTGTTGAAAACCATCTCAACAACACCATTACCGAGCCGCACACCACCGCCACCGGAACCGACAATGCTAATTTCAAATGGTGCCAGTTTGCTCCCACCCGCATTCTGCCCGGTACCGTCGCCGCCATTTCCATGCCGTGTCGCACAACCGCATCTTCCCTGATTACCACCAGTCCGGTTTACCTTTCCGTTTTTCAGCTCAATGCAGGCGGAGAATATGAACATGTCGGAATCAGTGAAAACGCCGTGGAGCAGGCTATCGGCCAGACAAGCCGCTGGACCTTCCGCAAGCTTCAGCTCACGGGCCGCACGACGCGCCTTTGTCCCGTCCCGGACACTTCGACCAAATGGACTGACAAACTTGTACTGGGTGGCCGCGTGACCCCTGTTTCCGGGGAAGACAGCAAAATCACGCCCATTTCTGGCTCCGGGGCCTACGTCGCAGAAGTTTCCTTAGAATATGCTCACCAAGAACCCAAATATGCAACGGTTCCGGTAGTGGAAAGACACGTTTCCGATACTGGCGTTCATATCACAGAAGAGGAGCGTACTGCCTGGAACAACAAAGCTGACGCCTCCGCCCTTTCCAGCAAAGTCAACACAGCCACTTTCAATTCCCACACCGGGAATAATATTGTTCATGTGACGGCGGAGGAGCGCGCCGCCTGGAACGCAAAACAGGACTCAATCGTGAACGAAGAGGGAGTGGCGACCGTCTTCCGCTGCGCGGTCTATGACGCCTCGTATAGCTTGTTTTGCGTCCTGACCGGGGAAGCCGTCTGGCAAAACCGATCCAGTGGCACATTTGGCCTGCGCGGTGACGATGACTACTCGATGGGGGTTACTTTATCGGTTGGCCGTTCCAACGGGGAGCCCGCACGGATTATCAAGCAGAACCAACAGGCCCCTCTTACCCCCACCGACGTTCCCAACCGCGAGGAAGGCAACGCCTGCTGGGTCAAATTCAGGATAGATATGACCGATGCCCAGTATGAAGAGGCGGCATCCGCAGGCACTCTCGATGCAACCACCCTTTATGTAACTTCCGACGGCGGGAAAGTCTATCTCGGAACCAACGCACTCAATTAAACAACCAAAACAAATCCATGACTATAAACCACAACCACACCGAAGAAATCGCAAAGGACATGTACAACATGTACCAATCCGCCATATCCCATGCTCCGAAAGAAACGGGCTGGGAAGATGAAACGCCCGCCGTCAGGCAGGCATGGTATCATGTCGCAGACCAAGCTCTTCCCATCATCGGAAAGCATGCTCTTCAAGACGTGCAGAACTATCTCAAGGACAAGGCAACCACCACCTCCGGTTGGAAAAAAGCCCTCTACTGGGCAGCCTCCATCATCGCCGCCGGGCTGGCCGTTCTTGGCATCTCATCCTCCCTTGCCGGATGCGGGCACGACGTCACCATCACGCCGGATCACACGGAAATCTGCAAAGACGGTTCCTGCCTCGTCTTGGACAAAAACGGCCAGAGCATCACCTACCGCCAGAACGCCCCCGAACCTCCGGCCACAGCGGAACAAGCCCCCGTCGTCATCAAACAGGAAAAATAACCCCTGCACATGGACAACATCTCGCGTGCCTCCTACATTGTCGGCTCCATCCTTGCCACAGTTCCGGCCACAACGGAACTCGAAGGCTGGGTATCGGCAGTCGGATCCCTCGGAGGCTTCGGCGTCCTTGTCTACGCCGTCAGTTACACGATCAAACTGCTCAAGCGGAAAGACGACATCATCGACGTCCGCGACCGCCAGATACGGGAACTCACCATGCAGCTCATCAGCAACTGTAAAAACTGTGACCTCGCCAAAGCGGCCAACAAAGCCCTCATTGACGACGAAAACTAGCCCCAACTGTAAAGTTTTTCTTACAAGTTCAACTACCGCGGAACTCCTCGTCAGTTCTAACAAAAACAACTTATAACCATGAATATTGCTTTAGACATCGGACACGCCAACAACACCGGAAGCCGTGGAAACGGCTTGGAGGAACATGCGACTGCCTCCGTTATCGTTGACCACCTTGCCCCCATGCTGCGGGCGCAAGGTCACGACGTCACCGTTATTGACTACCCTTACATGGACAACGGCGGCGACCTTGCCGCCACTGTCAGGGCCATCAACGCAGGGAACTATGACATCTCCATCTCCGTACACTGTGATTCCTCGGACTCCCCCTCATCCCGTGGGGCGCATGTCTGCCATCACCGGACTTATCACGACGACGGCACCTGTACCGACTCCGTACAGGGGAAAGACCTTGCCGAAGCCATTGCCGGGCCGCTCTGCAAACTCCTTCCGGGCCGCGCCGACCATGTACAGGCCCGTCCTGACCGTTCCTGCACCCCTCCGAAAAGCAGCCTCTACGTCCTCCGTAAAACCAACCCTCCCGCCGTCCTTGTCGAATGTGGCTTCATCTCCAACGCCGGAGATACAGACCTCATGAAAAATAACCCCGCAGCCATCGCCCGCGCTATCGCGTGGGGCGTCAACACCTACACCCAGCGCAAATAACCATGGGACTTGAAGCAGCAGCAATAGCAGGTATCGCCTCCGCAGTCGTCGGAGCAGGTAGTGCGGCCTATGGCATGCACCAGAGCAACAAACAGGCCAAGGCCCAGGCATCCGCAGCGAATGCCATGGCAGATGCCATGGAACAACAGCCTACCGTACAGACCTCGAAAGTGGCTGAACAGCAGACGCAGGACACACAGGCATCGGAACAGGCAGTCAACACCGAAGCCCGCCGCCGATACTCCCTTGCCCAAACCGTCAACAAACGCCCCAGCCTCAACAGCGGCATCCTCACCGGGCGGAAAACACTCGGCTAACCTATGGACTACATCCGAACCTCCGAAGCCCTTCTTGAAGAAATGCGTAGCCATTCCGGGGAATGGGACTGGCAGCGCCGCCACATCATGCCCCACACCCAGGCGGACGCAGACCAGAACGAACATCCGGGATCCGCAATCCGTCGGATGCACTCCACCGTCGCCTGTGACTCCCTGCACATTTTGGCCGGGGCGCACATCATGTACATCACCCCCACGGGGCAGCAATGGTTCTCTCTCAAATCCGGCAAAGAAGGAAGGTCTCGGTATGACAACTGGTTCGCCAGAGCCACGGAAATCACCCACAAGGAACTTGCCAAATCCAACTTCTACACCGTCATCCATCAATGCTTCATTGACCGCTGCCTCACGGGAACGGGCTGTGTCTTTTGCTCCAAACTCCCGGACGGAACCCTCAACTTCAAACACATCCCCACGGGCACCTACGCCCTCGCAGAAGGCCGTGACGACATCGTGGACACTGTTGTCCGCCTCATCAAACTCACCCCCCATCAGGCGGTGGAACAATTCGGGGCCGAAAAACTCCCCCGGCTTATCCTCGATGCCTGGGCCGACGAAAAACGCCGTTATACGGAAAAGCACCAATACCTTCATCTCGTCATCCCCCGTTCCGGGGCTGCCTTCGGCCATGACCTTGTCAACCCGCTCAAGATGAAATGGGCCTCCATCTACATGGCATGGGATGCGGACAAAACCGTCATTCAGGAAAGCGGCTACAACGAATTCCCTTTCCTCGTCACTCGCTTCCTCAAATTCGGAGAAAGCCCTTACGGGTACTCTCCGGGCATGAACGTCAAAAAAGAAATCAAGGCCACTCTCAAACTCGAACGTGTCATGGACGTCCTCGGAGAAGTCGCCGCCTTCCCGCGCCTCCTGACCATGGCCGACCAAGTGGGAGAAATAGACATGAGGGCCGGAGGGCGTACCGTCGTCAAACCACAGGCGGCGGGAATGAACATGCCCCGCGAATGGGCCACCTCCGGACGCTACGACATCGGCAAAGACCGCATCCAAGACAAGGAAGAAAAAATCCGCCAAGCCTTCTACGTCCCCATGTTGCAAGTCATCTCATCGGTAGACCGCCAGATGACCGCAACGGAAGTCAATGCGCGGGAAGGAGAAAAAGTCCTCGCCTTCTCTCCCTCCATGTCCCTCTTCATCTCGGACTGCAACACCCTCATCAACCGCATCTTCTCCATGCTCTTCCGCATGGGCAAATACCCGACCGAAGACATGCCCGACGAACTCGTCGTCCGCGACCAGGGAGGCACCGAAGACTTTGAAATCAAAATACCTGCCGTCTCCTACAACGGAAAAATCAGTCAGGCCATTGAACGTGCCCAGCGCAACGGAGGCGACTACTACATCCAGAACGCCCTTGCCTACACCCAGGCCACAGGCGACCCCTCCATGATCGAAATCGTGGACATGCGGAAATATGGCCGCTTCCTCTATGAAAGCACAGGTGCCCCCACGGACTGCCTCCGCAAAGAAAAAGAACTCGAAGCCCTCGACCAGCAACGCGCCGCCGCTGCCCAGCAGCAAGCCCAGCTTGAAGCCATGCAAGGAACCGCCAAAGCAGGCCGTGACATCGCAGCAGCACAAAAATAAACAGCCATGACTGAAGAAGAACAATTCGAGCAGGACTACAAAGCCTACGTCGCCGCCCGGCGCGCCCATCTTGCCGCCCACATCACCCCGGAAACAATCGCCTACCTCGAAGCCGAATTCCAAACAAACCTGCCTTGCTACCAGACAAGGAACCCAGCCACCGGGGAACCCGTGGAACCCAACCCCATCATGGCCGCCATCCGCGACGGCCAGCGGGAAGTCATCCTCTGGCTCAAACACGAGCTATCCCAATACGAAAAACAACAACAGAAAACCAACCCATAAACCACCATGCACACCAGCCTATTCAACCCATTCCACCCGCTCCTGCGAGAAGAAGCCCCCGAAAACGTCACCCCTCCCGGAGAGCAGAACCCGGCCCCCACGCCTGCCGAACCTCCTGCCCCGGTACCCGGTAACGAAAACCCGGCACCCGGAGAAGGGGAAGACGCCAACTTCAACCTGGATGCCGATCCTGAACCGGATCCCGCACCCGGCGACGGAACCAATCCGAAGGATCCATCCAAAGAAGAAAACCCGGACGCCGGAGAATACGCCGTTGAACTCCCGGAAGACTTCCAGGCATCCGACGACTTCCGCAACCTCGTCACCGAACAGGCCAAGGTTGCGGGCCTTGACGGCAAAGCCGCTGGGAAATACGTCTCCGGCGTCATCACTGCTCTTCAAAAAGCCGAACAGGAAGCCCTCGCCCAATCCACCAAGGCACTCAAGGAAGAATGGGGCACCAACTTCAACGCCAACATGGGAGCCGTCAAACAATTCACGGCCAAGCTCCGCGCCAAATCCGGCCTCACCGCCGAAGACCTCGCCCCGCTGCAAAGCCCCAAAGGCTTCAAGCTTCTGCATGCCCTCATGACAGCCACCAGCGAAGACGCCTTCGTCGGCAGCAAAACCGCCGCTCCTGGCCGCAGCAACGCAGAAGAAGCCCATGCCATGCTCACCGACCCCAACCACCCGGACTACGCCGCCCTCGACGACCCGGAACACCCCCGGCACATGGAAGCCAACCGCAAATACAACCGCCTCGTCGGCCTCTCCTGACCTCATAGCAACTAAGCAAATGCCCCTGTTCCGAATCAGGGAACAGTCCCCCCGAAGCCCTCTCCCGCCCGCCACAGGGGAGGGCTTCTTCATGCCTGCAAGACACACCTCCGACTGCAAGACATTGTTTCCAAAACGGATTTCAATGTCTTGCATTTTGTCTTGCAGTTTTATAAAAACAACGACCGCAAGCATTCTATTTCAAACGCTTGCGGTTGTTTTGAAATGGTGGAGGCGACGGGAGTCGAACCCGTGTCCTGAAGGCCATTGATGACGGCATCTCCATGTTCAGACGCATATTGCTGCTTTCGCGGCTGCTTCGCTATGCGTCAACTAGGCAAGCTCGCTAGTTGCCTGTGGAAGTCTCGTGCGTTGCGCGGCAACCCCGCATTGCACCAGCCTGCTGTGTCTTCGTCGTCCCCTCTAGCAGGCGTTGAGGTTCTGACGCGGCTGAACTAATTAGGCAGCCAGAGCAAGGTCGTTAGACTCTGCATTTATTTTTTTAATCGGCTTTTTAGAAGGCCAGCCGATTAACCTTCACATGCAGCCAGCACCGCAGACTTCCAGTCGAAACCATGGCGCCCCCATATGTATTTACCAGTAGAGACAAAAAATCCCGCCGTGACGTTCAGGCAGGAATCATTTTATTTGCTGGCAGTGATGCAAGTGGCACGCCCGTAGGGATTCGAACCCCAAACCTTCTGATCCGTAGTCAGATGCTCTATCCAATTGAGCTACGGGCGCTTTGACTTGCGTCGTGTACCGCGTAAGCGGTGAAGGAAATATAGATTTTTCTTCGGGAAAGTCAAGATGTTTGTAAGATGATTTGAGAAAAAAATCATTTTTCTCTTTTTGGGAGAATAAATTTTCAGAGAAAGAACCGTTAACTGAGGGGTGGAGAAAAAGGG